CTACCTTGCTTGTGTAAAATGTGACAAGACTGGTATATAACTTTATCTTTTTTGGAAGCAACTCCAATACGGGAAAGTGTTTCTCTTACCTTTAAGAAGTCATCGGATTTTTTTAGTTTGATTTCAAGGGGTTCATAACCAGGGAAATCAATAGCAAAGAAGTCTTCACTCATTTCAGTTATACCTATAAAAATAAATTCAATTTAATGTATAACTTTATTTATAAAAATTAGATTTTACCACCCTTAAACATCAGGCGTTCCATCTCTTGAAGATCATTATCGCTTAAAATTCTCAATGCTTCTTGCGCTTTGGTGTTGTTGTAACCAAAATACTCTTTTACCAACTCAAGGCTATCCTCTTTCTCAGGTTTTAGCCATTTGTTAAACCTCTTCTTTTTTCTCACCATATCTTTTAGAAAATCGTACTGTAGTTTACCATCGATATGAGGTCTAGCGTTCATTTCATTTGCCAACTTAACTGTGTCGCTTGAATACGACAAAGATTTATTGACAATGAATGGACTATACTGTTTCTCAGACCAATCATCTACTATAAGATTTTCTTTGGTGTAGTTGATGCTGTTAGCAAAGTCGAATGGACTAATAGCCTTCTTCTTTACTTTGAAGTCTTCAACATCAATTTCTTCTTTTGGTGCTACACCAATTAGTTCACTTAAACTCATGGAAATAATATCGGATTTAAATCCGGTTCCGAAAATGTAGGTGGCTTCATAACCTTTCCTGTTTCTGGATTTTTCATTAAAGTACCATTGACAGTTTTACTATCGTTTGATCTTTTTACTTCATTCCAGACTTGATCAAATGGTATGCCAATAGTTGACGCAAGACCAATTGCTACCCAAATTAAATCTGCAATAGCATCAGCACTTTCAATAATGTCTTTGTTGGACATTGCCGTAATTAACTCTGCATACTCTTCTGCAATCAAATCCATATACAAATTCTCTTGATCTGATTGAGTAATTTTAGGTACACGACTTACTGGCTGATCTGCCGCCAACATAAATCTTTCTACATCTCTTTGAATATCTAACATTTTATAATCCTATCTTTGAATAATCAAAAGCAATTCTATGCAATACACGTTTGTCCATTTTCTTAAAAGGCCATCTTTTGTGTACGCTCAACCACTGCTCACTGATAACTACATCACCATCTTTCCAATCATGATGATACATAAATTTTTCTTGCTTAACATGATTGACTAGGTACTCATGAATTTCTTTAAACTCTTCATCAGTTTTTCCTATCATACCAAATGTCTGCAAGAATGGAAAGTATAATCCAGTTTTACCAATAGCATTAGTATACACTAAATTCATTGGCTTGTCAAGCGAATGATGTTCATTAAAGAATGGACTAGTAGAATATTTACCATGTTCATGCCCAAGAGTAATCTGTAAATCTTGAAAGTCTATCTTGGCTTGTTCTGGTAAATCATCATACGCTTTGATCATATCAATCCAGCTAGTACGACTACCTCGTGAACCCTTTATTGCCTTTAACCATATAAGAGGTGATCTATCTGGATTAGATGCTTGGTTGGCGTGCCAATCTAATGCGCTTGTATGTCCAAATAATCCTTCTTCACCATCGTCATCTTTTTCTCCAGTCACTCTGAGAATATTTTTGTGGCAAGCAATATGTTTTGTTCTGTCTGGTTGTAGATCATATCTCTGGCACTCACCAATCATCTCACAGATTCGTACCTCTTGATCCATTGTTAAGTGTCCTTGATCTCTTATGACTACAATCATATTTTCAAGAACTTCTTCTGCTATGGCATGACAACCACCTTCACCTATAGTAGCCAAATTACCTTGAACTAATCTCATTTACCGCAAGTCTCCACACAAAATTTTATTGGTGTATTATTTTTCAAATCGTCATAGTATAAATCATTAAGTTCGCCACTGTCAATAACTTCTTTTAAATTTCTACCATTCATCGCAACACCTCTTTCTGGTAATTGATTGGCAGTCATACAACAAGGATAAATTTTATCATCAAAAGAAATAAAAACGTTCAGATTCTTTTCTGAAAAATCTGCAACCCGTGAATGATCTACTGTCCAATTATATGAAATGCAAGTCTGAAGCATATTTTTCCTTTAGTTCTTTTACTTTTTCTGACATATCAAAAGCAGGTGTCAATATATATTCTACATCTCTGTAGTCGCCTGCACCAAAATACACTGGTAGTTGTTGTCCTTCACGCTTTATTATCTCATGCTTTCCCCACTGGTTTCCAGATACCTTATCTATAGACTCATGCATACCCGCGGCAAATGGAACTGGTCTTTCTATAATAGTGAAGAATTTAATTTTATTTTCTATTGCAATTTTTATTGCACTCTCTAAATGATTTTTATTTTCATTGAAGAGTAGATATTGCCAAGAAGAATCTTTTGCAGTGCATTCAGAACTATATGCTTTTAAATTATCCATTGCATCTGACCACTTAACATTTCTTCTATACAACTCATTGGATTCTTGATCTGATCCATCTAATCCAAATACAATATTGACTCCCATTTTACCTAGTCTTTGATATGTTTTTGGCTTTCCTATTGCGCCGTTAGTTGAAATATCAATTCTAACTTTAGGACTTTCTGATATAAGCCACTCACATATATCTGCAACTACATCACACCCCATTGGGTCACCCCAATTACCACATAACTTTACAAACTCTAATCCACTGGCTACACCATCTAAGATGTGTTTAGTTTCATCAAGTGTTCTTTGTGTCTGTACAAAATCTTTTAGTTTCCCACCACTTTGTCGAACACAAACTGGACATCTTGCTTGGCACGTACTTGAGATTTCATAGTCTATCGCAACTATGCTTGTCATTTTATATCAACAGACGCCATGATATCTGTTAAGCAGGCAGTAAGATTAATTTCTTGGTCTGCTACGAATGCGGCTTTGTACTGATAGTCTGCAATCAACAACACCAAATGAGGTACTTGCTTTACTTTATCAATCAGCGCATCATAAACTTTACGATAGATGCCTTGTGGATCTGTGTCAACATTGTTGGCTACCCATTGTCGCATCTTCTTAAAGTCTTTATCTTTGAGTGCATCAACAAGACCCTTAACATTCATTTCAGCCAGATTGCTGAGTATGCCTTCATCGATCACACCACCAATACTATATCGTTGCAATTCATTTAGAACTCTACGATAATCTGGAAAATGTTTCTTGAGTAATTCAGCAAGAACTTTTTCAGAGTATTTAATCTCTTCAATGTCCAGAATGTCTTTCATACGTTTGTGAAATTGCATTGCCATTTTTGGCTTGTGCGCTTTGTCCAAACGGAACTCGACCACAGTAGTTCTACTATGCAAAGGTTCAATGATTCTGTTTTTGAAATTACAAGTGAAGATAAATCTACAGTTGGCAGAAAACTCTTCAATGAATGCCCGTAGTGCGGGCTGAGTAGAATTTGGATTGAGATAGTCTGCTTCGTCTAAGATTACTACTTTGGTTTTGTTTTCAAAACTCATAGTACTTGCAAACTTTTTGATTTTGGTACGTAATACATCGATACCAGATTCTTCAGAACCATTGATCATGATTACATCACAATCTAATTCATTACACAAGGCTCTAGCAACTGTTGTCTTACCAGTACCGGCAGTACCACACAGTAATAGATTGGGTATCTCACCCTTTACTACAAATTGTTTGAATGTTTCTTTGACCGAATCTGGTAAAACGCAATCATCGATAGTTTGTGGTCTGTACTTCTCCACAAATAAGAATTCATTGCGCTCACTCATGATGTGATCCTTTTCTGTAAAGTTTCAATCATTGCATCACGATTGTCGTTCCAAGTTTCTTCTGATCGATCAACCATCTTCTTACCAGATTTGATCTGCTTCGGGAAGAACTTTGCATTCTCCAGATTTCGCAACGCAACTCTGCGTCTTTCATTCACATTCTTTTTTCTCACTTAATTCTCCTCATAATA